GCGGGATACAAAGTCAAAGAGTTTGTCTTTGTCGCGCAAGAAAAGAAACAACCTTACGCAAGTAAAGTATTCAAGATAACCAACGAACAAATGGACGTGGCTTGGCTGACTATGGAGAAACATCTACACGCTTATATGCGACATCTGAAGGGCGAAAGACCAACCGTATACAACAGTCCTAATGTTGTTACACTTGATTTAGATGGCCAAGATTAAATGTAAAAAATATGGACCACCCCCAGTAGGCACTACGGCTTGGATTGTATGTGATTGTGCCTCTTGTGCAATACCAACTAAAAAAGATCAAGAAAAATTACTGAAGCAAGTTACAAGAGCTTTAATTTATATGCAGAGCAAAGAAAATTATAGACTTAATAAAAAAAAATAAGGAGTAAATTATGGATATTAAAGAAAAAGAGGAATATCAGAATCGTGATTATTGCGATTGCAACATCAGACTCAATATAACAATAGATATTGAAGCCTACGATGAATTAAAAAATATTCTTACCTCAGAGAAAGCTAAAAATTTTATCGCAGAGAGTTATTTGGGTGCTTTAGGCAACTACAGTGAGGCAGAAGTTTTGAGGAGTTTTTCTGTAGAAAAAATAAATGGCCAAGATTAATTCCAGAAACAAAGGCGCTCAGTTTGAGAGAGACGTTGTACGTATACTCAACAACTTCTTTATAGAGGAAGGTATAGACTTTCAAACCAAGCGCAACCTGGATCAATATCAACAACGTGATCTTTGCGATCTGCAAATACCCAACCACGCGATAGAGTGTAAGTTCTATAAAGAAGGGGATTGGTTAAAGCCTGATTGGTGGAGACAAGTATGTGCAAGTTGCGATGACAATATACCTGTATTGATATTCAAATTTAACCGCAAACCGATACGAGTTTGCATACCTCTGTACGCGATCAATCCTGATTGGGTACGCGACAACCAAGCGATAGCCATATTGAGTATGGATGATTGGTTATCTATCTTAAAAACTAATTGGGTTTTATACGGAAAGTGCTAGGTTGAGCAAGGCCTCTAACGACTCCTAGCGTAGCCGAACGATTATAGTGAGGGTTTGCTCGGGGGAGCTGTCTCACCTGGAGAAGTATCGTCAGACTCATTCATGCTAGGCGGAAGATCAGCAGCTTTCGGCGCACTTGGAGCCGAACTCTTTTCAGCTGGCAAGAACGATTTNATTTCGTTGCTTGGACCATACTCGTCATCTTCATCACCTTGAANNACNACTCTAGCTACAAAAGTTTTACCTTGGAAATCCCAAGCACTCTTAGGTACTTGAGTAAAACCAACNGCTTTTGACAACCTAGCAAAATCATTATTGGCGTAGCCTCTAATTTCATCTTGCTTTGTTTTATCGTCATTCATATACCAAAGATTGAAGTTCTTACGCAAAACCCAATTGGCGTAATTATCGCCAGTTACTCTTGCTTCTAACTTCAGGTANTCGTTACCAGCTTGCGATTTTGTTTTTTCGCAAGACTCAATAACTACGGGGTAATCCCCTTCTGGAATCGCAGAACTACTCTCTGCTACATCCAGATCTATTTCCAATCCTTCAAAGTCACTCATGCTGCACCTCCTGCAAATCCGAGTTTATTNATTACACTAGCTAAGTCGGGTGACTCAAACCCGTCTAGCTTACCCGAACGATCTTTGGCAATATAGTTCTGNCCAATTCTCGTTTGCAACCATCTTGTGGTGACAGTTTTACCTTCTTCATTTTCGTCGTCAAACGTACGAAGNACCAATACTTCATCAAAGAAGTAAGGTATCTGCGTAGGNAGTTTGGCTCCGACCATCATCGGTTGATAATGGTATGCGCCNGTTTGTTCGTCACGTTCTCTGCTTTGTTTAGCAATGAATATAACGTGTACAGGCAAGTCCCTAAACCTACGCATCGTTTTGATCATCACTTCGATGACCTCGCCGTACGCACGTCTTGGATCTTTACTCTTGGCTTTTTCTTGCGATAACAAGATTTCTGCCATTTCGGTCACACTATCAAGACAAACTGTGTCGTATTGAAGTTGACCACTCTCTAATAGTTGAGCTATCTCTTCTATCTCAGCAGCTTCCTTAACCTCGATTGCATCGAGATCAGGGGCATCTTTAATAGAGAGAAGACCACTCTCCATACTAACGACCAATGTTTTACCAGGTGCCGTTTGACAAAGAGTTGTTTTACCTACACCACTTTCGCCATATACTAAAAGTTTGGCGCCTTGCGATTCAACTAAATCGCTCGGTGACTTGATGCGGTCCTGAATACTTATGTTCATTTTTTTCTCCAGTTGTTAATGTAAATGTTTTCAGTTACAATTCTAAGAAAACACAATTAGACATATAGTACAGATGAACAAAGCAAAAATCAACCCGAATCAATGGAAGATAAATTACTTCCACAGACAACAACAAATAGGCGAAAAAATACTGATGGATTTATACAGTCAGGGTTTGGAGCCAGCATTTAAGGAGCGTGAAGTGAAACGAGTAACACTAAGTAAATATATTGAATTTATAGGTATAGATACGGCAGCAAAATTATTTGATTGCTCGCCGCATACAGTCAAAGCTTGGAGGTATGGCAATAGGCAACCTTCGACCGAGCAAGCCAAAAAGATAATTATGGCTTCTGAGGGTAAGTTAGACTTCTTTTCAATATACGGTCCTATTGACGAAGAAAGTAAAGACACTAGTGAAGCGGTTGAATAGTGTTAAACGTCAAAGCGTCCGCGCAGGATTCTGCGTTGGAACTCGCTCTTGCGTATGCGGAAAGTGGCTATAGCCCTGTCCCATTACTGCGCCATAATAAAGTACCGCCCAAAGAACTAGGTGGTTGGCAAAAGTTCAAAGAACGACAACCAACGACAGAAGAAATAAAAAAATGGTTTCAAGGCCGTGATGACCTTGTAGTAGCTCTGATATGCGGCAAGTTCATTGTTGTTGATGCCGATACACCAGAAGCGTCAACTGGGCGGAAACCAATCTACCGAATACTCCTTGTAAAGTTGCAACGGGTAAAGGTATGCACTACTACTACAACAACCCAGAAAACTTTACGACTTGGGTAGCCAGAAGAACAGACACATCAGATCCCGCAAAGCTCATTGATATAAGAGGAGAGGGGGGTCTTATCATTGCGCCTTATAACATACATGCTACAGGTGCGATCTACGAACCTAAGTTTATAGAAGAGTGGGATTGGCATGATACAAATGATTTACCTGATCTGACCAAAGAACATTGGGTGATGATAACTGGTGTTGATAAGGCTAATACTAAAAACATATCGCAACCTTTTGAACTAACTGGTGTAGTGCAAGGTAGTCGTAACGACAATGCAGCTAGATTGGCTGGTAACTTGATAGCCAAAGGCGTCACTATAGAAATGGTGGAGTTCTTCGTACAGTCTTGGAATCAACAAAACAAACCACCTTTACCTAGATCAGAAATATCTACTACGGTAAACTCAATACAAAAGACACACGATAGAAAGAACCAACAAGCGCCAGCATTTATACAACGTAATTACAACGTGAAAGAACCCGTCGATTTATACGAACCACCAGGCATACTCAAAGATGTCTACGAATACTCTGAGGAGATAGCGCAGATACAACAGCCGTCTTTATCTTTGCAGACTTCACTTGCGTTAGGTTCGGTAGCACTTGGTCGTATGTATAAAACAGATATGAATAACTTTTCGTCTTTGTTCTTTATGTGTATTGCCAAATCAGGACAAGGTAAGGAAAACGTCAAGACAGTTATTGAAACCATACTAGAAGGTGCTGGGTTTGAAGACTTGATGGCGGGTGACGGTTATACGTCTAGTGGTGCGGTATATAGCTTACTGCGTCATAAACCAACACACGTCACCGTTATGGATGAATTTGGTAAAAGGCTAGAATCTATATCTAAATCTACCAATTCAAACAAGGAAGACGCCATACAAGTTCTTATGGAGGCTTGGGGGCGTTGTCACGGTACGTTAAGGCCAGATA